CGGCGTGCTGGACGACGGCAAGCTAGCAGAGATACAGATGGCTGCTATGAAGCACGCAGAGTTCATGGCAGAGATTGATCTGAAGAACACGCAGGATGCGCGGGACATGCAGGAGAAGGCGATGGAGAACGCTGACCCTGTGGTGCGCCGGTTCGTCTATCTGTTTGCAGCGTTCTGGTCGGTGTTCGCAGTTAGCTACATCATTCTCATCACGGTCGCCGATATCCCGGAGAAAAACATCCGGTTTGTCGATACGGTTCTCGGCTTTATCCTTGGTACGGTGGTGGCTACCATCCTGAACTTCTTCTTTGGTTCTAGCCAAAGCAGCAAGGACAAGACCAAGGAGCTGATGAAGAAATGAAGCTTTCGCCGAACTTCACGCTGGAGGAAATGACCGTCAGCGACTATGCGGCACGGCACGAGCTAGACAATACTCCGCAGAACGAGCACCTGCTGAATCTCAAGCGCTTGGCAGCATTTCTGGAATCGTTGCGAGCGTTGCTGGGCAAGCCGATTAGCATCAACTCTGCTTACCGCAGCCCGCAGGTTAATGCGGCAATCAAGGGGTCGAAGACCAGTCAACATTGCCACGGTACGGCAGCAGATATTCGTGTGTCTGGAATGATCCCAGATCAGGTGGTAAAGCGTATCATTGCGTCAACGTTGCCATACGATCAGGTTATCCGTGAGTTTTCAGATCCGGTGCGTGGCGGTGGATGGACGCATGTCAGCATCCCGAACGCAACAGACGGAAAGCCTAGAAAAATGGCGCTGATCATCGACAAGAAGGGCACACGCCCGTACAAGTCAGGTGGGTAAAAATGCCGTTACAGCTTTTACAATTTCGCCCCGGCATCAACCGTGAGGGCACCACGCTTGCAAACGAAGGCGGCTGGTACGAGTGCGACAAGATACGGTTTCGTTCTGGCTATCCACAAAAGCTGGGCGGCTGGCTGCCGATTACGCCTAACACTTACCTCGGCGTTGCCCGTGGGTTAATCAACTGGGTCACACTCAAGGGCTATAACCTGCTGGGTGTTGGCACGAACCTGAAGTACTACATTGAATCTGGTGGCGTTTACAACGACATCACGCCCGTCAGATCCACGGTTACGTTGACAGATCCGTTTACGACAGTCGCAAGCTCCAAGACTGTCACAGTAACGGATGCAGATCACGGCGCTATTACCGGCGACTTCGTGACTTTCTCCGGCGCAACAACGGTTGGCGGGTTGAATCTGAACGGTGAGTATCAGGTCACCTATATCAGCAACAGCCAGTACACCATTGAAGCCGATACGGCGGCAACATCAAGCGCGACCGGCGGCGGCACTGTTACAGCGGTGTATCAGATCAACACGGGTCTTGCTGTTTACAGCTACGTCACCGGCTGGGGCACGGGCTTGTGGGGCGGCTTTGTAACCGGTGCGCAGCAGACTACGTTGTCAGCGTCGTTGAACTCAAGCAACACCAATATTGCTGTGGTGTCTACTACTGGGTTCTCGAATGCCACCGGCACTGTGTTGATAGATCGAGAACTTGCTACCTATACTGGCAACACGGCGGTGGTATTTACCGGCGCAACACGCGGGGCGAACGGCACGGTAGCGACGTCGCACGCCAATAGCACGGTGGTGTACAACGCCAACACATTTACCGGCTGGGGGCAGTCGTCCGCCAGTAGTATTGGCTTGCAGCTACGCTTGTGGTCGCAGGCAAACTTCGGTGAATATCTAATCATCAGCCCGCGCAACGGTCCGCTGTACTTGTGGATACCGCAGTACACCGGCGCTAATGTGCTGCTGTTTAATGAGCCAGCCAAACTGCTGTCGCCCACGTCGTCTGGTGTGTATCAGACCGATGCAGACTGCCCTGTGGTTGCAGCGCAAGTTATGGTGTCGGACGCCTCACGGTTTGTGATTGCCATGGGTGCTAACGATTACGGTAGTTCCGAGCAGAACCCGATGCTGATCCGCTGGTCAGATCAGGAAAGCTACAGCACTTGGACGCCTGCGATTACCAACCAGGCTGGCAGCTACCAACTGTCCAGCGGTTCCACGATTGTGACCGCCATTCAAACACGGCAGGAGATTTTAGTCCTGACAGATGCGGCGGCATATTCCATGCAGTATCTGGGTCCACCGTTTGTCTGGGGCTTTAACATCCTGTCCAACAACATTTCGATCATTGGTCCGAACGCTATTGGGGCGGCGAACAATATCGTGTACTGGATGGGTCTGGACAAGTTTTACGTTTACACAGGCCGAGTGGAAACGTTGCCATGCGCCCTGCGGCAGTACGTGTACGGCGACATCAACCTAGAGCAGAGCTACCAAGTATTCTGCGGCAGCAACGAGGGTTACAGCGAAATCTGGTGGTTCTACTGCTCTGCCGACAGCACGACGGTCAACCGGTACGTGATCTTCAATTATCTGGACAAGGTCTGGTACTACGGCACGTTGGATCGCAGCGCTTGGCTGGATAGCCCGCTACGCAATTACCCGATGGCAGCTACCTACAATAACACCATCGTGTTCCATGAGAATGGTAACGATGACGTTGAGGTTAACGGCACCATCAATCCGATAGATTCATACATCCAGTCGTCAGACTTTGATATTGGCAACGGCCACAACTTTGGTTTTGTGTGGCGCATGATTCCTGATATTACGTTTGACGGATCTGACAGTGCTGCGCCTGCCAAGCCAGAGGTTACGTTTAGCGTAAGGCCACGACAGAACCCTGGTGCGCCGTATGGCGTAGCGGCTTCGCCCACCGTTCAGTCTGCGCAGTCTTACGCTACCCAGCGGAACTACACGGTGCAGGAGTTCACGGAGATTGTGTACACCCGGATTCGCGGGCGGCAGATGGCGTTCAAAGTCAGCTCTAACCAGATTGGCTGTGCATGGCAGCTAGGCGCTCCTAGAATTGATGTGCGTGCTGATGGGAGGCGGTAGATGGCTAACACTGCCATTACTAATAAGATCATTGTCCCGGCAGTTCCGGCGCTACCGGTTGGGTCGGTAGATTACAGCCGTCAGTATCAAGACCAGCTTAACAACGTACTACGTCTATACTTTCAGCAGCTTAATGGGGTGGTGGCAACGTTTCTTTCTAATAGCGGCGGCAGGTTTGTCAGCCTTCCTTGCGGCGCGTTTTTTTCCAACGTGTCTCAAAATACTACAGCCAATACCGTCACTATCATAACGCTGAACAATACCGATGCTAATGCAACATTATCTACACAGTTGTCGAACGGTAGCGTCAGGGTTGATTATTCCGGCGTTTATAACTACCAGTTTAGCGCCCAGTTTTTTAATACCGACTCACAAGCGCACGATGTGTTTGTGTGGGCACGAGTTGGCGGCACAGATGTTTACGAGTCGGCAACACAGGTAACAATACCTAGCAAGCATGGCGGCACAAATGGTGCGGCGGTGGCAGCTTGGAATTTCGTAATACCAGTAGAGGCGAATACTGTTATTGATTTGGTATGGACATCTACAGATTCTGCTGTGAGTTTGGGATATAAAGTGGCGCAGTCAAGCCCGTATGTTCGGCCATCAATTCCTTCTGTAATCAGCACAGTAACCTTTGTTTCAAGGTTGCCTGCGTGATACGATTGACAAAATTTTTCAAAGGTGCGTTATGAGTCTGCACACCCTAGCCCAACATCTTCAAAGCGCCGGTAGGGGCGACGATACCGTCCTCGTTCACATGACTCCCGGCGAGGTTAGCGGCTTGCAGTCGTTGGCGATGGCGCACGGCGGAAGTCTGACAATCAACCCAGAAACTGGCTTGCCGGAAGCTGGGTTCTTGCGTGCGATTCTGCCCATGGTGGCGGGCGCATTCTTGGGTCCAGCCGGTATTGGGCTTGCGTCTAGTGCGCTTCAAGCTGGACTGATGGTGGGTGCAGTTGGCACGGCGGCTACAGGCAGCTTGGGCAAAGGCTTGATGATGGGCTTGGGCGCTTATGGTGGCGCAGGCTTGGCGGAGGGTCTAATCGGCGCAGGCGCTGCAAGTAGTTCGAAAGCCGGTGCTGGGTTAGGAATGTCTGCATATACAAAGCCAGAAGCATTCGCTGCCAGCGCCACTCGCGGAGCAGCAGGCACGGCAGGTACAGCAGGTGCAGCAGGTGCGGCAGGAACAGCAGGAGTTAATGTGCCGCCGGGATTGCAAGCGGCAACTACTACAGGTTATGCAACGCCGACAACATCTACATTAGCACCGGCTGGTGCTGTCACCAATCCAGCATCAGGCCAGCTCATCGCTGGAAATATAAATTACGGCGGTCAAGGCATGGTGAACCCAGTGCCGTATGGCGGCGCTGCGCCACCCCCTACTCCTAGCGTCTTGAGTTCCGTTAAAGAAGGCGTGTCTGGCGCTTATGATCGCGCATCAAACACGCTTGGCAAATTGTTTAGCGGATCAAAAGAAGACGAAGCGTTTAGAAAAGAGTGGCTAGAAAAGTACAAAAACCCGCTGATTGCTGGCGGTGTAGGCACACTTGCCATGTACAAGCCAAAGCAGCCGGGCGCACCGGAAGAAGCGCCTTACGAATACACGCCGTTTGACTATGTGCGTCCCTACAACCCAAGCGCCATAGAGCCGGGCAGCTCAAAAGAACGCGGCTATTTCCGCGCAGCAGACGGCGGATTGGCAACGTTGCCAGTAGAAAATATGTCGCGGCAGAACGCGCTGATGGACAACAACAGATATCCGATGGCGTTCCAGCAGACACCAACTTACGCCAACCCATCAGAGCGCCCTATAGCGCAGAACGTCATCTATCCATCAACAGATGCGTCGGTCTCTCCGTACAGCGGTGCGCCCGGCATGGCAAGCGGTGGTGTGGTGGCGTTAGCAAATGGTGGTCCGACCCCACAGCAGATTGCTGCTGGACAGACAGCCTACGCGGCACAGGAAAAACTAATCAATAGTACGGTCAAGCCTTTTGACATTGACAGTATTGCTGAACCAAAAGGTGGTTGGACGAATACAAACGTTTACGCCACTTACGCGCCGTTGCTAACAAAAGAGCGGAACGAACTGATGGCGTTGCGAGGACAACTGCCACAGTATTTGGACGCCAAGGGTGAACCCAAACCGGGATTCGAGGATGTTGTTGGCCTGCTGCAAAATGCTATCGCGGGTCAAACTGATGACCTGACGCAAGCGGTTGAAACTGTCTACGGCAAAATTCCGAGAACAGATCCTAACTTCGAAGATCCGAAAAAAGCGGCAGCAATAACCGCTGCACAAACCAACGAAGAAGCGCAGATAAATGCGCTGTTGGCAAACTTCGTTAACAACGTGCCCACTGTGCCCGGCATACCAGGCTTGGCAGGTTCAGAGTTTGCGAAAGAAATCAAAGCTAGGCTGGATGCTGAAACTGCGCAGAAGCAAGAAGCAGCGATATTCCAGACCAACATCGTTCCTGTACTGACCGGCGTGACCGGCGAACCAAAACCGGCTGACTCTATCAAGTTGGTGAACGCGATGGTAGCGGCTGGCCTGATTGACAAAGAAGGCAAGACGACTGCCAAGGGCGAACAGTTTTCTGGAGTAGCAGGTTTTGCCAAAGACACGTTACAGGCGTATCAAGAGGGTGAGAAGTCATTAGCTCGTTCTAGAGAAACATCTGCGGCAAGAGCGCCAACGTTTGAAACAAAAATGACCGCCGAAGGTTCAGGATGGGTAAGTCAAGCAATCAATGCATTACCGCCAAAAGTTGGTGCTGTAACAAATGCCACCCAAGGTTGGAATACCACGGCTAGAAATTTGACTGCTGCCGATGTAACGTCGGTATTTGAAGAAGTTGTTGGTCGCAAACCAACAGCAGCCGAACTACAGCAGTATGTAGGTAATCGCGCTAGCCTCCAAGGTTTTGCAGATGCAATTGGCGGAACGGCACTAGACCATTTAACTGCACGCAGCAAGCCATTTACCGCAGATGAAATACAAGCGCAGGCCAAGTACTACTGGGGCCGTGAGATGGATGACGGCGAACTTGCGGGTTTTATAAAGGGAGTTAACGCTGGTTCATATCCTACATTTGCTCACCTTCGTAATGCCTTAACTGGGCATGTCGATAGGAATGGCAAAAATTCATATCAGCTTAACCTGCAAAATCAGTTAGATCTTGCAACCAAACCGCCTCCAACTGGACCTACACCAGTTGAGATTGCTGACGTGTATGGTGAAGTGCTCGGACGCAAGCCAACCAAGGCTGAATACGATGCTGCTGTATCTGGAAAAACGCCTGTTGCTGCGTTGCGCACCAACTTGCTCAACAGCACGGAGTATCTTGAGAAGCGTATCTATCAGCCGGAAGCGCAGCCTTCTGGTGTAGGTGGATCTGGTTTTGCCGTACAACAGCCGGGTGCGGGTGCGCCAAGCACTACGACTGGCATCGGCACGCTGCCCGGCACAACGCCTATTTCTGGTGGCACTGGATTTACGTCAGCGCCAACAGCGCCGCGAGTAAAAACGCCGGAAGAGATTGCTGCTGATCAGGCATACATGCAGGCTTATGCTAGCTACACCCCAACTGGTGGCGGCATCGCGCGGCCTGTTATGGATGAGAAAATGCAACAGGATATTGCGACCGTTGCAGGCAATATCTATCGTCCGCAATTCTTGCCAGCAGCGGAAACGCCGGATATCCGCTTCATTCGTGACGTCACAGGTCAAGCGTTCCCGTACCGTGATCCAAACAAAGAGCTTGGTCTGACAGGGCTGTATTCGCAACTATCGCAGAAGATGCCTGACCTGCGACAGGGGCTAACGTTTACACCTAGCCAAGGAGCCGTGTTGGCTGCGCCGTTCTCGAACGTGACGCCGGGCTTGATCACCTTGCAGTCTGCTGCTGCGCCACAAGCGTACACACCGCCAACACCGGTGTTGCCGGGCACAACTACGCAGACGGTTGCGCTGACACCAGAAGAGCAGATGTTGATGGCGCAAGCGCAGAATCTGCAACAGAACCGCACAGCAACTATGGCAGCGGGTGGTTATGCTGGCGGCGGGTATCACTTGGGCGATTACTCTGATGGTGGACGTTTACTGAAAGGGCCGGGCGATGGAGTATCTGATTCTATCCCTGCTTCTATTGGCAACAGGCAGCCTGCTCGTCTTGCTGATGGTGAGTTTGTGATCCCAGCGCGGATCGTGTCAGAACTTGGCAACGGTTCCACAGATGCAGGAGCGCGGCAGTTGTACGCCATGATGGAAAGGATTCAGAAACGCAGGGGCAAGACCGTAGGAAAGGGCAAGGTGGCTGTGGATAGTAAATCTCGTAGCCTCCTGCCTGCATGAGTGAGATAACGTACAAAGCAGTTAACCCGTTCGAGTTTGCAAAACAACTGGAAGAAATATTTCCAGCTCACTACGATGAGTTGTGCGTAACCAAGGATTTTCCGATGGCACCGGATTACGACCGGTACGCACAAATGGCACAGATGGGTTGGTTGATATGTATCAACTGCATGGATGGTGATGAGTTAATTGGGTACATCATTTTTATTATCCAGCCGCACTTGCATTACAAAACTTGCATAACCGCATTTGAAGATATTTATTATTTGAAACCGGAGTACCGCAAAGGGCGCATCGGAATCAAGATGTTTAAGTACGCGGAAGAAGTCTTGAAAGAGATTGGTGTGGACAGAATCATCATGCACACCAAGATACATTTGGACAATTCACGTTTGTTTGAATATCTGGGTTACAAGCACACTGATAAGCTGTACACAAAGATATTGCAGAGGTAGTTATGAACTATTCGCGCAGAGCACTTGAAGCATTTGGCGAACCGTTTGGTGAATGCGCCACCCGGCTAAAACCCGGTGGTCGCATCTATGGTGGTGGTAGTGCGCCGCCTGGACCACCTGCTAACACTACCAACATTCAATACACCTACCCGCCTGAAGTGCGGGGTGATGTTATTGATCTTGCCAAGAACGCTATTCGTGCGTCCAAGACGGAGTACCAGCCGTACACGCGGGAGCGCATAGCTGGATTCGATCCGTTCCAAGTTACCGCGCAGCAGGCGGTTGCTAACCTTGGACCAGCGCAACAGCTTGGTGCTGCTACGCAGTTTGCTGGTGCTGCTGGCTTGCGGGCGGGCGACATCAATTACATCCCTAGTCAGTTCCAGACTGGCTCGTTCACACAGCCTGGTGCGGCAGAGACGTACATGTCGCCGTACTACCAGAACGTGGTGGACATACAGGCGCGTGAAGCAAGGCGTCAGTCTGACATTGAGCGCACAAAACAGCAGGCACAGGCGGTAGGCGCTGGTGCGTTTGGTGGTAGTCGGCAGGCTATTCTGGAAGCAGAGCGTCAGCGCAATCTTGGTACACAGATAGGTGACATACAAGCGCGTGGTGCGCAGGCCGCTTACGAGCAGGCGCAGAACTTGTACCAAGCAGAACAGCAGCGAGCACTGGAAGCACAGCGGCAGACAGAAGCATCACGGCAATATGGTGCAGGACTTGCTCTGCAAGGATTACAGCAACAGCTAGCAGCAGCACAGCAACTGGGCGGCTTGGGTCAAGCACAGTTTGGGCAACAGAAAGACATCATCAACGCGCTGCAAAGTGTTGGTCAGCAGTATCAAGCGCTGGAACAGCAGCGGCTTACGCAGCAGTACGAAGACTTCCTGCGGCAGAAGAAGTATCCGTACGAGCAGTTAGCGTTTGCCAAAGAGATGATTGCTGGTGTTCCAACGCAGACTACACAGGCTGTCTATCAAGCGCCGCCGTCTACGACCGCGCAGTTAGCGGGCATAGGCACAGCGTTGTATGGGGCAAGCAAATTGTTTGGCAGCAAAGAGGGTGGTCTGATGTCTAGCTACGCAGGCGGCGGATTAGCTGACCTAGCGATTAACCATCTGTCAAGGGGTTAAGGATGAAGCGCGATGACTTTGGTGTGCGGATAGACGAGATCCGCGAGCTGGCAACCAAGTACAGCAAGCCTGACTTGGCGCGTATGGTGCAGATGGGCATGTTGGAGCCGCAGAAGGCTCTGATGGCGGGCATGATGATTGACCGCATCGCCCAGTCTGCCATGCGGCCTCCGCAGACTACAGTTGTAGAAGACGTGCTTTCTCCGCAGCCGCCTACAACCGCACAAGGCCAGATGCCGCCGGGCATTATGGCAGCACCGGGTGCGCCGCCACCTAGCGCGGGCGTGGCAGCGTTGCCAAGCGGGATTACCGAAATGGCTGGTGGTGGGATCGTGGCATTTGCTGACGGTGGTCAACCACAGCCAACGTATTTGCCGAGCAATATTGATATTGGAAAAGGCGAAGTCCCTGTATATAGGGCAAAAGCGCCAGAACAAATTGATCTTACCAAGGCTGCCGAAATGAGAAGGGAGTCGGAGCGACTAGCAGGATTAAACCCAACCCTGTACGAAGATTTGCGCAAAGACGTCATGGCAGACAAAGAAGATTTTGCCAAACAAAAAAACGAAGCCAAAGGTATGGCGCTTCTTCAGTTTGGATTTGGTTTGATGGGCGCTCGTCAAGGACAAGAATTCCAAACTGCTTCAACAGCAGCACAGCAAGCGCTTGCTAGCTACGGATCATCGCTAAAGGAAATCAAAGCATCAGAGAAAGAAATGAAAAAGAGCCTGCGTGATCTTAAGATTGCCGAGGCTGCTTATCAAAAATCCAACGCAGATAAAGATCTTTCTCGAGTTGAAGAGGCCAAAAAGCAGTTGCAAGCTAACGAAGAAAACTATGTTAAAGCGCTTAATGATGGCGTTAAGAACAAAGTTGATTTGTTCAAAACCAAAACGCAGCAAGATACGCAAATCAGAACTGCGGAGATTGGTGCGAACGCACAAATTACATCTCAAAAAATTGCTGCTGGTGCGCCTGGCGCAGAGCAAAAATTGCTCGCCGCAATACACGCAGAAGAAGTCGCCAAGAATCCAGAAAATCCGCCAACATTGGGTGAAACTTACGAGCGGATGCGCACCACTTCTGGAAAAGCGGAGGCTCGTGCTAAATATGCGTTAGCTCTTGAAAAAGAGTGGAATGATATGTCGGTAATTGAAAAGCAAGCTCTTCTTCAAAAGAATCCTAAGCTTACTTCGGACGATTACATCAAGGCAAAAATGAAATTGTTCGATCAATATTATGGTAGACCCGGTGCTGCGCCGACTGGCGATGGAGTCGTAGTTCAAACACCACAAGGCGCAATTAGATTTAACACTCAAGCAGAAGCTGACGCATATAGGCAACAAGTTGGACTAAAATAACCATGGACTATTTGGCAGAGGCAAAAAAATTTGGTGGGTCGCCAATACCAACGGAACCATCTGGTATCGATTACTTGTCTGCTGCCAAAGAGTTTGGTGGTACACCAATCCAAGACACGAAGTCTGTCAACTATCTCGAGGCAGCCAAGTCATTTGGCGGAGTGCCAGTTGAGGAGCCTGTTGCAAAAGACACGCAGGCCAATCCGTTTATAGACAAGGCAGAGAAGCAAACTCCAACGCCGCAAGAAAAGAAAAAAGAAGAAGGGCGCTGGTACGACTTCCTAACAGAAGAGGCAACTGCTCGACACAGCCTAGCCAAGAAGGTTGGCGAGGATGTATTTGTTGCCACCAAGAACACGCCAGTTCAGGCCAAAGCAGCGGTTGCTGCCGCCCTAGAAGGTAACGATCCGGCGGTTGTCTTTGGCGAGAAAGACTGGAAAGACACCGCAATTCAGGAAGCTCGCAAGGTAGCAAAAGCAGAGCGTGGATTTGAGGGTGCAGAGGAAGAATACCTACTAGGCATCACCAGAGAAAAACTACGCAACCTGCCCCAGAACTTGTCGTTTAGTTTGGTCAGCATGGGAGCTGGTCTTGCCGCTGGCGTTCCCGCTGCTATCGGCACAACGCCTGTTGGTGGATACGTTGCCGGCGGCGCGGCTTCCGGCCTTGCTGCATACCGGATGGACACCAACGCTTTCCTGCGCGATCTGCGGGATACGCTAGACGCCGCATCAGAAAAAACCACCGGCAAGCCATTAACAGACGACCAGTTCATCAAGGTTGCCAAGAACTACGAGTCCATGGTTCGTGAGCATGGTTTGTGGGAAGCGTTGCCAGAAGCCTTGGGCAACGTGATAGGCGCAAAGCTTGGGGCTTCTTTGTTCAAGGAAGCGGCACCTGGAATTAAAGGGCTGCTGTCCGACATGGCAAAAGTTGGCGGCCAGTTTGTTAATGAACTAAGCACAGAGACGGTTACACAAACCGGCCAGCACAACGTTGAGGTTGATGCTGGTATGTCGAATCAACCCAAGCGTTCATTCACGGATATCGACGACCTGAAGAAGTCTGCGCAGGAAGTGTTGCCAGATGTTTTATTGCTAACGGGTGTTACCACTGGCGGCGCGAAGGCGGCGGGCGCGGTTTACCGTGGAACCGAGTTTGCCAAGAACCGAGAAATAGCGCGGGCTATTGAAGAGGACGTAGCAGGAAGATCATTTACCCCGGAAGGCATACGGGAAGAGGCAGCGCGTCGTATGGCGGGCGCACAGCCTACAGATATTGCCGCCATAGCAGATGTTATGGATCGCTCCGCAGCAGCCCCGCCTGTAGCTCCTCCAGAGCCGCCAGAGGGCCAAGCGGTAGCACCGGCTGTTGCGGAGACTGAAGTAGCGCCTACCACGTTCTCCGAGGAAAACCTCGTTTCGATGGGTATAGGCAAGACAAACAGAAAGATTCGTACCGAGTTGATCGGCAAGGATCTGAACAACCCAGAGCAGCGCGAAGAGGTGCGGACGACTCTGGAGGCATACAGTCAGAATCCCAAACTAAGCGAAGGTATTCGTACTCGTGTTACGGAGTTCCTAAACTCGCCGGTGATGACTGGCGATATAGCCACCGTCACGCCGCAAGCGATCAATCAGACGCTGGCAGAACCCAGGCTGGAAGCAACGCAAGTGTCTTCTTTGGAAGGCGACTTTGCCGATGTTGAAGAGGATGTGGCAACGGCCTATGCCGCTGGCAAGGGCACTGTCATTCAGTCGCCGGTCGGTGAGTTGAGCATTGTTGCCATGGAAGATTTGAACGACAACGGCGAACTGTTCGTGCATAACGAGGTGGGCGAAGTCGTTGGTTCTGTGTTCTTCTCCAAATATGAAGCGCCAGATGGCACTCTGTTTGAGCCAGTGTTCAACATTGACGAATCGTACAGAAGCCCGGAGTTTGACGCAGAGATATTCAGCTTGATGGATTCTTTGGGTGCTGCATACCCCAAGGCAGAAGAGGTTGTTACTGCTGAAGCGTCCGCTGCGCCAAGTGCTGGTGTTGCAAGGTCTCCTATCGAGATGACCAAAAATGAATACCAACAAGATCAAGAATCTCTTGGTCAAATTCCAAGACAAATTCTTCCCGAAAATTTCTCGTTTACAAATGAGAGCGGGGAGCTGATGTCGGTCAAGGAATTGATCGACACCTATGGCGAAAAGTTGATAAACAACTTAGCCTCGACGTACAACGTTAGAGTTAAAGACGTAAAGCGCAACGCAGAAAAGTTACTCAAAATACAAGAGAACTTGCTAGCCGTTCAAGACCTGACAGAAGAACAACTGAACGCCATGACTGTGCGCCAGTTGCAGGAGTTGGCAAAACAGATTGGCGTTGCAAAGTCTGGCAACAAGGCCGGATTGGTTAGCGCCATTTCAAATTATGCACCGTCTATTGCAAATCAATTTAACAGGCGTGTGCAGGATATCAAGCACAAGTCTGCTGTTATCAACGCCCTGCGCAACAATCAGCCTGTTTCAGCAGCCGTACTAAAAGATTACCCAGACCTTGCGGCGTACTCCCAGCCAAAGGAGTCGGAGGTATATAAAAACGCAATTAGGCAGCTTGCGTTGGTTGATGCGTTAGCGGTAGCAGACTCATTTAATGCAACAGTAAAAAGCATCGAAGAGATGTTAAGCGATCCAAACATTGATCCGTTGGATGCCCAAGTTCAGGGTGACGTCCTTGCGGAAATGAAAAAGATTCGCGAAAAAAGTTTTGGACAGACAGTCCAATATGAAAACGTTGATCTGTCTAATTCTTCTACTGTTGGCGAGCGGTCTAAGCGTAGCCCGTCTTTCAAGGCCAAGATCAAGAAGATAAACAAGATGCTGCGCGATGGGCTGATGTCCGAAGAACAGCACACCGCAGCTATTACACGAGCAGTTGAAGAAGACGTCAACAAAGAAAAAATATCTCAAAAATCTAGAGGCGCTCTAGAAATAAAACAACGTTTAGCCGAGGCGGCAAAGCAAGGTATTTTGTCCATAGAAGATCTTGAATTAGCTGAATGGTTCATAAGACAAAACTACAGATTGTTTGATGACCTTGGCATATCAATACGGCAGCCCACCAAGTCTGAGCGCGGCGTGTCTGGCTCATACGATCCCTTTACCAGAATATCCACGTTACTAAAACGACCAGATATTCGAGGGGAGACCATCATCCATGAGTTCATGCACCACATGGAACGGATGATGCCGGTTGAAGTTCAGAAGGAGATTACCAAGGCTTGGACAAAGAGTTTCATGAGCGCCATGAAAAAGGCGGAAAAGGGAACAGACCAAGACCTGAAGAACTTCTTTGATTTGCTTTACAACTATCACTTCATCGAAGACCTGTCGAGCAACCAGCAAATGCGTGCTGCGTTGAAGATGATCAAAGATGGAAGGATAGAGTACGAGTTTTATCAGTACGTTAACCCATCTGAATTCTGGGCTGTCAACGCTTCCCGCATAGTTCAGAACCGCTACGACTTCAGCCAGGGAACCATTAACAAGCTGAAGCAGTGGCTACGCGAACTGTCGCAGAAGCTGAAGTCATTGGTTGGCTTGCCATCAGACGCGCCGCTTATTCGTGCGCTGGATAGCCTTGCAAAAGCAGACGGCACATTTAAGTCTGAAGCTATGCTGGCAGAATCTGAGAGCTACTTCATGGTTGGGCCGAACCAGCGCCAGCCAACGCAGCAGGCCAAGGATGCTCTAGATGAAATGCAGCGACTAGGCTTGGGTGAAAGACCGCAGGCACCGGGCATGTTTGCTACGGCGTCGTCTTATGTAAACGATGCCATTAACAATCCATCTGCCTCTATTCAGGCGGCAAAGCAGACATACACCCGTTGGATAGACAATATTGGCACCCAAGTGTTTGCCTCTGACCGAGCGCTCAACAACAACATTCAACGTGCTATCAGGCAGGCAGGTCTTGGCAATGAAGAAGTCATTGGATACTTGCTGAACGTCAGCCTATCCCAGACCAATCATGCGGATGCGGTTGCAACCAACCACGTGCTGTATGGCGACTCCAAGTGGAATGAGGATTTGCTGAAGTGGGAAGCTGTCAACGACGAGGATGCCAAGCTGTCTACGCTTGCCAGACAAACGGATGAAATGGCAAATGCTTACGGCCTGACGTTTGATCAAGCCAAGCTTATCGCGCATCGAGCATTTGAGGCTCGCCGACTGCAAGGACTGCAAGAGTTGAACGAGCAGATCCGCGAGGAGATGCGGGACAACTATGCCCAGAAGAATGTTAGAGAAGCAAACCGCTTAAGAAGGAAACTTAAGTGGATTCACATGAGTCAGGATCAGATTGATTTTGGTCTTGATTTGTTCAACCAATTTCCAGAGCTGGCTGACATTGATGCCACATGGAACAAGATGCGCGAGAACGCAGCCAGAGTCATGGTGGATACCGGTCTCTGGACAGAAGAAGAGGCAAGCGACCTCTTGTCCGTTACCGACTACGTGCCGTTCCGCCGTGAGATGGATGACGAGGCTGACACCAATCCCAAAGGCTTCCTGCGTGGACTGCAAGTTCAGGCAAAGGAGAAGCGCCTGAGAGGATCGGAGCTTCCGGTAGCAAACATCTTTGACAACATGGCAATGTGGACGCAGTACGCTATTAATCGTGGCGTGCGCAACCGTTCGACTATTGCGTTGGTGGATGCGCTGGTTGACTTTGGCATGGCTGAAAAGGTTTCCAGCCCAGAGAAGGCAAAGAACCTTGTCAAAGCGTGGCGCGAAGGCAAGCTGGAGTACTACAACGTATCCGACCCGATGTTTATCCCAGCTTTCCGTGGGCTGGAGAGCGTAGCGTTGCCGGTCTTTAAAACAGCCGCCAAGTTCAGCAACACGCTGCGAGATACCGTTGTTATGTTCCCGCTGTTTACCGTTGCACAGGTGCCAGCGGATGCCTACTCAGCCATGTTCACCTCTGGACTAAAGCCACAGTACGCACTGCGTATACCGTTCCTTGCCGCCAAGGAGTTTGGCAAAACGTTGGTTGGCATGAGCAAAACGCACGAGCGCCTGAAGAAGATCGGTGTAGTGGGCGTAAAGGAATTCATGGCATCTGCCGCCCTGAAGGATGCAGAGATTGAGGCCGGGCTGTTAAAGCAGGCTGGTGTTACCAAGCAGATACTGACTAACGCCAAGCGTGGCTTGAAACACTTTGCTATGGCTGGTGACAACGCCGTTCGTCAGGCGGTGTACGAAGCATCTATGCAGGCGGGATTGTCAGAAGCTGAAGCCATCGAGAAGGCGTTTAACGTCATTCACTTCCGCAACATGGGGACTAACCCGTTGCTGCGTATTTTTGGGCAAACAGTACCGTTCTTCAACGCCTATCTTGCCGCTATGGACGTGACGGTCAAAACCGTAACTGGCGTCGGCATATCCCCGCAGGATCGCATGGAAGGTATAAAAACACTGATCTACATGAATGCAGCAGTCATGACGCTGTCCGTTTTGTACTCAATAGCTAACAGCGATGATGAGGATTACCTGAAGAAGCCGACGCAAGTCAGAGATAGACTGCTAATGATTCCCGGATCTGGCGGCCTGTCCATTCCGCTGCGTAAGGATGCCTTCTTGTTGCCAAAGGTTCTTTCAGAACATCTGTACTTGTTGATAACTGAGAAGGGGTTTCAGGACGCAAGGAAGATGCGCGACTCTATGGCTTCGTGGTTTACATCATCCGTCTTCAGCCCGACATTGTTGCCACAGATATTCAAGCCAACAGTAGAGGTTGCGCTGAACAAAGACTTCTTTATGGCTCGAGACTTGGTTCCGTACTACCAGTCAAAGATGGAGAAGTACCGCCAGTTCAACGAGTCCACGTCTGAACTGGGTAAGTTGGCTGGCAAGTCCAATCTGATTTCTCCTATTGGGTTTGATCACTTGATGCGAGGCTATCTGGGTTCGTTTGGCGGCTTGGTGTTGATGTTGACCAACAAGGTATTGCACAACGATCCAGAGGTAGAACGCCCAGAGATGTCGTTCCGCGAGATGTTGAACAGCGTCCCAGGAACCAGCTCGTTCATATCCAAGCCCAGCGAGAACAGCTTGAAGACTGACTTCTATGTCTTGCAGGAAGAGTGCAACAAAGCCGCAATGACGCTGAAGGATATCGAGAACAGAAATCCAAAAGACATACAAGAAGCATTGAAGGACAAAGACTTTGTGATGCGAGCTGGCATGGCCAAGGACATCAACAAGATAGGTCGGGAGCTTGGTGAGATTCGCAAGTACATCGTCTATGTCAACAACGCGCCGGAGTCACAGTTCTCGGCAGAAAGAAAGGCAGAAGAGATAAGAAAGATGCGCGAGCTTGAATGGAAGGTGCTGAAAGATATGGATGTCAAGCGGTTGCGGGCAATGGCTAATCTTTAGATTTCTGATGCAGCTCAATAGTCATCGCCATCAGATCCCATTCGGTAAGCTTGTACCGTGTATAAAAGCCTTTGCTTCCTAACCCGTGGTAGCCAGACTGCCCCTGATGGTGCTCTGGACAAAGCGGAATCACAAGCCAGTCAGAAGCCCGTTGCGCCCCGCCCACCGCATCCCGCGGGTGGTGCAGGTGAGCAGGCGTATGACCGTAGCCAAGGTGATGGCAGAGTACGCAGCCAATGTTGGCTACTTCGTTCATGTACTGCTTAATCGTTTTCAATCTGCTCTGCCTCTAGGTTCGGGTCATAGTGCCGCTCCCATACTTCCTGCGGTATTTCGATTGACTGAAACCGCTGGTTGCACTCGCGGCAAATCCGCTGGCGCTGCACAAAGTCGAAGGTACGGGAAACGTCTTGATACTTACGGGTGTCGATTACTTGGGTAGGTTTGTCACATGTCGGGCACCACATTTTTTGGCCTTATTTTTGAGTAGCATTCTTTACACATCCACTGCCGACGCTTACCTACTATTTTGAAGTAGCCGCCTGGCGTACGCCTGAAGCTATAACAGTACGCGCACCAACGATCACTTGAGGAGTTTGTCTGCTGCAAGATAGATCGTTTCCAAAGAACTCAGCGTCGGTCTATATCCTAATGTGTATGCCTCCATGTTCGTAGAATAATAATTCTCTTTCACGCCGGTTGCAGGAAGCCCCACGGGCGTATGGCTAATCTCATACTTCATTCCATACCGTTGGCTCATCGTCTCCAGCAACTTGTTCTTGGTCACGGGCTGACGGCTGTAACAGTCGATGGCAACGTTTACATTCCGCTTCAGCAGGACGTTAATCATCTGGTAAAAGTCTAGTGATCCGACGTAGTCACGGACAATAGGTGTTTGGTCTGCGCGAAAGACGGTGCCTTCTTTGACTGCCCGGATCATGTCGTTGATCATGAATCGATTGCGCAGGTCAGTGGTATGGCTGAAGTAATTAAAGATGCGCACGTCGATGATATTGCCGGATGTGACTCTGTGCCGTGTCTCTGCGGTTAGCTTGGCTAATCCGTAGTAGTGCTGCGGCAGGATATTGTTGATAGGGAATACAGCGCACTTGGCGTTGTCTGCCGGGGTAGAGAAGTTATCGCCAAACACTGCACCGCTGCTGATGAAGATGTACTGGCAGTCGCGGTTCTCGACCAGATAGTCCAGCGCCATCTTGTCGAACGTTTCCGTGATCTGGAAGATGTTGCTGCCCATCTGCTTGATGCGCTCTGGGTTGCCTGCGCCGACAAAGTTGATGATGACGTCAGCGTTGTTGGACAAAGACCGCCAATCAGAATACGGGCGGGAAAAGAATTTCTGCAAGTTGCGCTCGACCATCCACCGGCTGGTTGCGCTCGGATCCCGCGAGAACAGTTCAAGGAAGTGCTCGTCGCTAAACGATACGATCAAGTCGCGGGCAATTTGACTGCTTGCCCCCATGATAACGATCTTCATAGTTTCCCCTGATTAAGTAGGTAATCGGTGCTACCAACCATGCCGCAGATCTTTGGGTCTAGCGCCTCCATGCGCAGCACAACGTCGTACTTGTGCAGAGCCTCTAGCATCCAGCTACCAAAGCCACCGTCGGGCAAATGATCCTCGCGGGTTATTACAGAATTCAAGTGGCGTAATTGTTGTGCTTGCATGTTCTTGTATTTCATGCCCCACATCGGCAGGCGGAAGTACTCACCCGGCTTGGACATATCGTTGCCAGCCGTGCCGGTAGATACAAAGCCCACACCCTCAAGATCGCCTGCGATGGTAACCAGATGAATCCATTTACCCGGCTCGATGGTTGGAATCTCTGTGTGGATGTTGCTCTCTCCGCCCCTGCCTAGCCGTAGATAAGATGGCTGCGGGTTGTCTATGAGATACCGCACGCAGGCGCGGGCTTCGTAATCATCACCCGGCGCAGCGATCAGCATGTTTGGCATACACCGCATCAGGGCATAGTCCTGTACTGCATGATGGCTGTACCCAAGACTGCCGTAGGCTAGGCCGCCGCCGACCGCCACAACCGTTACAGGCAGGTTGTGATAGTCCACATCGTTCCTGATCTGCTCTGCGCAGCGGAAGGTCGGGAAGTTAGCAATGCTGTAGCAGAAGACGTGGTAGCCCTCTGCCGCCAGCCCAGCAGCCATGCCCATCATGTTCTGCTCTGCCACGCCAGCGTTGATGAAGTTATTCGGGAACCGCTTGGCAAACTCTTCCACTACGCCCCAACCCAAGTCGCCGACGATCAGCATCACCGGCTTGCCAGCGGTAGCAGCGGCAGTCAACTCTTCCATGAATGCGTTACGCACCTTGCACCTCCGCTAATGCCTGCGCTAGTTGCTCGTCGTTCGGATACTTGTAATGCCACTCCACCTTGTTCTCCATGAATGACACGCCCTTGCCTTTGACGGTCTTGCAGATCAAGGCGGCAGGCGGCTCGTCCTTCTTGGATGGAAACAGTTGCACCATCGCCCGGAAGATCTGCTGGTGATTGTGTCCATCGATGACCTTAACCTTCCAACCAAACGTCTGCAACTTGCTGGCAAGCGGGCCGATGTCCAGCGTCTCTTCAACCGTGGTGATGCTTTGCAAATTGTTGTAGTCCACGATCATGGTCAGATTGGATAGCTTGTGATGAGCAGCAAACTGGATAGCCTCCCAGTTGCTGCCTTCCTGTAACTCTCCGTCAGATACGAGCACACGCACCGGCCAGTTCTCCCGCTTGCGCTTGGATGCTAGTGCCAAACCGACGCCGTACGGTAGGCCATGTCCCAAGCTGCCTGTCGAAAATTCGACACCCGGCACCTTGTGGCTTGCGTGGTGCATCAAGTCAGAACCATCCTGCCCGTAAGTCTCAAGGTCAAGGTCGTAGCCAGAGTGCTTCAACGCTGCGTAGAGCGCTACAGTGGCGTGTCCTTTCGACATGATGAACCGGCTACGCTTATCTCCCCTGACCTTCATGAAGCCGTGGTACAAGACGGCTAGGATGTCAGCGCAGGATAAAGCGCTGCCGATATGGCTGGCCTTCGCCCGGTGAACCATCTTGAGACTATCCATCCGAATGTGTCTGGCAAGCGCCTCCACTCGTTCTCGCGTCAGCAACTGAGTTTCATACCAGTCTTCATCAGACAACACTGCTTGTGCGCCCTTGGCTATGTCCATGCTTGATCCTTGAAAAAGGTGTCGATGGTGTCGCAGACATAGGTCAGCATCTCCTCTGTCAGCGCAGGCTGTACGCCCAGCCAGAACGTGTTGTTCATCACGTAGTCCGTGTTCTCTAGCGTGCCGTGGACGCGGTAGTTTTGACCCTTTAAGAACGGCTGCTTGGTAGCGTTGCCAGCAAACAGCAGGCGGCATCCGATCTGACGGCTCTCAAGGAACTGGGTCAGCGCATCTCGGGTGAACTTGGCGGTCGGCGATACCGTGATGGGAAAGCCGAACCAGCTAGGCGACGCATCTGCGTAGACTGTGGGCAGCCAGAACTCCTCATAGGTATCGAGTCGCTCACGCAGGAACCCATAGTTGCTCTTACGGGCAGAGATGAACTGGTGCAGCTTCTCAAGCTGTGCCACGCCGCAAGCCGCCTGCATCTCGGTGATCCGCAGGTTGTAGCCCAGATGGGTGTAGACATACTTGTGATCGTAGCCGTAGGGCAGTTCGCCAAACTGTTGATCGAACCGGCGCTTGCAGGTGTTGTTCTTACCTGGTTCGCACCAGCAGTCCCTGCCCCAGTCGCGGAAGGACTCGACCAGTCGGGACAGCTTGGTGTTGTTGATGATGACCGCCCCGCCTTCGCCCGTGGTGATGTGGTGCGCCGGGAAGAAAGACAGGGTGGCGAGATCACCGAACGTGCCGACGTTCTGATGACGCCAGCGGGCACCTAGCGCGTCGCAGCAGTCCTCGATAACCCACAGACCGTACCTGTCTGCCACATCCATGATGGCATCCACGTTGAACGGATTGCCTAGCGTGTGCGCAATCATGATGGCTTTGGTCTTGCTGGTGATGGCTTGCTCCAGCGCACGGGTGTCGATGTTCAGGGTGCTGTTGACATCCAAGAACACCGGCACCGCACCGAACTGGATGATCGGCGCGATGGTGGTGGGAAAGCCGCAGGCAACGCTGATTACCTCATCGCCCCTCTGGATTGCCCGCTTGCCCAGCGACGGGCTGGTCAGGGCAGAGAAGGCCAGCAGGTTGGCAGAGCTGCCAGAGCTGGTAGTCCTCACGGCCTTGCAGCCTAAGAACTTGGTCAGCCCTTCTTCCAGTTGCCGGTTGAATGCGCCTGCCGTCAACCAGCCACGGTCGACAGCTTCGTGCATCAGCTCCTTCTCGCGGTCGCCTACCACCTGCCCGGAGGCAGGGATATAAGTCTGTCCGGCTGTAAACATTTACACCTCTTGTGGTTTAGGAGCCTGTGGCTTCTCTGTCAAGATGCCGTCGAACTTGTGGGTGCCGATGTGTGCAAGCTGCGCCCAGGGTGCTGCCCAGACTGTGCCGCCACAATGGTCGCGCCAGATCTTGCAGAAGTGGTAGTCCTCGGACAACAGGCGCTCGCCCAGCGGCTCGATGCTGGTAGCAAAGAACTCATGGATACGGTCATTACCCATGTTGCCGCCAAGATCGTTGGTGTCGTTGACATAGGTGGGCACGTGTTCCTTGAGCTGCTCGAAGACCTCGCGCTTGATCATCATGAAGCCCGTGCCGCCGTTCCAAATCTCTACCGGCTTGTCCAGTTCTACGCGCTGCTCGTTCTGGTAGTTGACCAGATTGACCACGAACGAACCGCTGTACTTACGCAGATCCTGTGGAGGTACGCCTGCCAGCGCGGCTGCATGGACGTTCGACCAGTTGATTTCCTTCTTGGGATAGATGCCGCAGATGATCGGCTTGTCGGACAGCAGCATGGGCAGCACGTCTTTGGGATCGAAGTGGATGTCCGCATCGATGAACATCATGTGCGTGAAGTCTGTCTTCAGGAAGCCATGGACCAGCGCGTTGCGGGCGCGTTGAATGAGCGACTCGTTGAACAGAAAGCTGCACGCCATGTCTACGCGGTTCTCACGCAGCATGTTCTGCAAGGTCATGATTGACTGTGCAAAGTAGCCAAAGCACTGGCCGCCGTACATCGGGGTCGCCACAAAAAGTTTTGCCATTCCATTCTCCTAGAAGTTAAAGATCTGCTTTTTTGTCCATTCAAAGCCCGGACGATGCTGTGCCATCCACTCGTTGTTGCCGAGGAATTTCTCTTTGGTCATGCCGCCGCTGCCGTCGCTAGACAGGCGGTAGCTAACGCTGTGTTTGCCGGTAGTGCCGCACTTGATCTTGGCCTGCATCAGCGCAGCTTGAAACGAGCGGTCAGATACGATGGGTACGTACCACGCATGGCTGTGCTGGCGGGCGTGTTCTGTACGCACGGCGTAACATGAGTTGTCCACCAAGTAATGCCCGTGTGAGTTCCGGTGGCAGCCGAGAGACTCGCAGTTGTCCTCGCAGACTGGGTTGCCGTCGTTGTCCACGATCTTGCGCAGGCTGTACGCCCAGCCAAGTTCATGCTGCTCCATCAGGTTGACGATGGATTCGATATGGTCAGGGTCGTAGAAGTTGTCGTCGTCGAGGTAGAAGATCAGGTCTTCACCGACCAAATAAGGAGCAGCAGCGTAAACAGGAGCCATAGCATAACCCCCACCCCCGTTGGCAACTGGAAGATAAACAACATCAACGTCACTGCCCGCTGTAGCTGTCGTCGTAGCGTCCCAACAATCTTTACCGTGTGCGAAGACATAATGCCTAGCCTTTATGGTTTGCGCCTTCACGCTGTCTATAGCCTGCCGGATCGTCTCGCGGCCTCGTGTGCTGGTGACTACGGCGATGTTCATCGGTTCCTCTCTATCAGTCGGTACAGTTGTTTGACTTCATGCTCGTTGCTAAATTGATTAGCCTTGTCTGACAGGATGAATGAGTCAATGGCCTCAAGGTATTCGGCGTAGCGGGCGTAGTCCATGCTGGTGAGGTAGCCGTGTAAATCTTGCCAGCCATCAAAATGCCGCATGTCGATGAAGCACTCGGGCGGGATGTGGTCGGTGACGTTGGGCGCACCCCAGTACACCGGCACGATGCCTGCCATGAAGGCATCTAGGATCTTCTCGCTGATATAGCCGACGGCGTTGTCGCAATTCTCGAACGTCAGGGCGAACCGGTAGTTGCTGTACGTCTTCAGCTTGTTCTCTGTCTTGCCCTTGTAGCAGTGGAAGTTTTTAATATTCCACCCGTAGCCATGCAGGTCGAACTGGAACATGTCGTTCTGCTGGAACCAGAGGATGGCTTCGATCCGCTTGGTGTACAGGCTGCCGGAGAACTGCATGTTCTTGGCTGACTGGATGATGGTCAGCAACTTGCGGGCGCGGAAATCTTCCTCCGTCATGTGGCAACGTTGCCGGGCTTCCCAGTCCACGGTGAAGTTGTGCTTCTCGTAGATGTCCTTGCCTGCAAGCTCGTCGTTCCATGTCAGCACTTGGGAGAACTGGTCATGGTAGGCGGGATCCCAGTTGTCCGGCAGGATGGCTGGCGGCTCGTACAGCACCAGTGCTTTGCGGGCGTTGCCGATGTCCGGCTCGACACGCGGGCGGTCCATGTAGATTACGAAGTCCAGTTCTCGTGGATCCACCTGGTCAAGCGTGTACAGGTGGATACCGGTTAGCTTGCACATGTTGTGCAGCTCCATCCACGGACGCAGCAGGTTGTGGCCTACGTCACTGTTCTCGTCCTTGAATAGGTATCCGTCGCGGGTGATGAACTCATAATGGTTATGGATGCCTACCTTCATTCTTCTCCCCTTCTGATTGCTTCTGCGGCCTGCGTGTATCCCAAATCCTCACAAAGCGCGGCGCAGCGTTCCCGTTCTGTCAGCGTGACCATCTTCGAAAACTTCCGCATCCACGCCATAGCGGCAGCGTCCGGCGCGTAGATCAGGTCTTCACCCTCTGCGGCTTCGTTTGCCATCTGAAATAACCTTCGGCTCATCCAAACAACAGGTGAAACAACTCGCGCAGGACGGCAACGACGAGGGCGAGTCCCACGTACATCAGAATCATGATTGCGCCAACGTCAAACGAAGAGATGTTCTTGCGGTAGAACGCTTCCCATTTGTTCTCGCTTTCTATCGCTCCGCTTCTTTCCTGCACCGTCTGATAGAACTGCGGCACATAGTGGCTGCCGATCTTTGGCGGCGGTTCCTTGATGAACTGTCCATCTCGTAACATGTTTCCTCCTAAGTGTTATTTCTTCCAGCCCGCATGAGATCACCCGCGAAGACATGCTGTCCTACGTGGCGTAACTCGATAGTGGGATCGGCGTATATTCTGCCACTCTCTTTTTTCCACAGCTCACAGAAGTGATAGTCCTCTGACAACAGCAGTCCTAGCTCTGTAATGCTGGTGCCGAAGAACTCGCGGGTGAGCGGCGCAAGGAACTGGCCGTTCGCTGGGTTCGTGATCAGGCTGGTGCGGTAGGTGGGCACCTTGAATCGCAGCGCCTTGAACACGCTTCTGTGGATCATCATGAACCCTGTGCCGCCGTGCATAACTTCTACCAGGCCGTCTGGCCCCAGCGGTACTTTGTCTGGATCACCCTGATCGTCCACGGCGTTGAGTACATACGAGCAGCCGAACTTGTCGATGTCCTGCTCCCCCCGCAACGCTGCCTGCCGGATGCGATCCCAAAACATAAACTTCTTGGGATAGATACCGCACACTATTTCCTTGTTGTGCTGGAGTAGCTTGTAGATTCCGTCTGTCGGGAACCAGATATCGGCGTCAACAAACATCAGGTAATCGTCTTGGGTTTCATCCAAGAAATACCGAGCGATCTCGTTGCGGGCGCGAGTGATCAGCGCCTCTTTGTTCATGAATTGCCAGCGTGTCTTGATGCCCTTGCTCTCAAGGAAGCTGACGTTGCGCAGCATACTGTCTACGTATTCCATGAACATGGCACCGCCGTAAGCAGGCGTGCCAATCATGATGGTGGGCTTGCCGTCGATCATGCGTTCTTTTCCTCAATGCTATAAAACCAATCATCCCCTGCTGACCACTTGCGAGTTCCATCCACCGTCCAAAACTTCTGCGCCGCCTGAAAGTCGGGGAACTTTGTTTCAGAGGTAATCAAGCTCTGGTCATACCAAAGGCATCGGTTGTTCGGTTGTGTAGCAAACTGTCCGTTGTCTAGCTGGATAAAGTTAAAAGATTTGTGTTCCTCGGCTTGTTCGGTAAAGCCGGTGTCTACGTCCATGCCATCGGCACAGAAGTCCACCGTAAACATGTACCGCCCGAAATGCCACTGCTTGTCTTTACCCAAGAATTTCACACCTAGATTGCGTAAGCCGATCTTCTCCACCACGGTGAAGCGATAGCCCATGCAATCCCATAGCTGCAAGGTATCAATAGGCAGGTCGCCATGATCCTCTGACCAAACATAGGCGTGGATTGGTAGCTTGTCGTACAAGGCCCCGTAGTTAGGTAGCAGCGACTCAATACGGAATACCTGTCCCCGCAGTGCTTTGATGCTCACCCAGATCGCTGGCTCCAGTTCGCCATGCCCCTTCGTAAAGTTGTACAGGAACTCCTTGCGAACGAAGCACTTAATTGGCGGTAGGCTTGCAATGATGTAACTCATATATTCTTTTCTTTCGTCATGGCGCACGGCCTTCAATGAATTCCTTTACATGCCCCAGCGCGTAGTCGTAGCCATCAGAAAACATAGCGTTGCGATATTGTTCAGCGCCTGTTAGTTCATTCACTGTTTCAAGTATTGCTTTGTGCTCTGCTGCTGCGACTAGCTTGGCGAAGCGTTCAATCTCTGGCATGAAGTCACGGAATATTCCCCAGTCATCGCCGCCAGCCTCCCGCGCCATGCGGATGATGTCATCTCTGTTCATCAATCAGTCCCTCAATCTGGTCGATCAAATGATCTGCGATCTTGCGGTCATGAACAGCCACGGTACTAGCTAGGTCATCCTTGTGAATGATGTCCATAGCATCACGCAGTCCCTGCTTGTAGCCAGACGAGAACTGATCGCTGCCTTCGAGGATCATGGTGATGGCATCGCGCACGACCTTGCTGGCCTGTCTGTTACGAGCCTTCTCCTTCAGCGCAGTGTGAACCTCCTCCGACAGATAGACGGAGTACGGAATCAGTCTGCTCGATTTTTCCACGACACGAACTCCTGTTTGATCCCCAGCATCTTTTCCACCGCCTGCTGACTTTTTGAAATGTCGGCGCGGCTTTCTACCTTCAGATACGTTTTCAACCATGATGTTGCCTCCTTCTCTGATCTCTCAATAATCTGGTTGGACTCCTGCAAGAACTGCCAGAACCCTGGATCCCGGCACAGCATTCCAGAAATGCGCACCATGTCCCTTGCCAACTCCTGCTCACGGTTCATAGGCCGATCTTCTTCGTTCAGCCTGACCATCACGGTCATGTACCGTGCGCCTACAAAGTCCCGCATGATCCGCTCGTCCAGGTCGTCTGGGTGTATGCGCAGGGTCAGGATGTAACCGCTGTTGTCCTGCTTGATCCCAACCTTGACTGCTTCAAACTGTGGGTGTTCGCTCAACTTATATCCTCCACTCTCAATGCGTACTTGCCGTTAGCCCGCTTAGTCCAGCCGTGGACCTCCACACGAATGCCAGCTTCGCGCACCCGCAGGACGGTGTCCGACTCTTGTATCTTCTTGATCCTTGCCGCAACGCCAGATGCTGTTACCTGCACGGCCAGCACTTCATCCCGACGGATCGCCAAGATGTCGCACCAGCCCCACAGGTCCTGACGTACGCGGCTCCACGGGTTCCACTTCTCCACCACCTCGCAGTAATAGCCAAGCTCCCGCAGATACTCGAGGCTGCGCTGCGTCGGTGACTTAGACGCCATACGCAATCCGTTTGATATTCGCTATCGACATACCAAACGTATCGTGAATGCGCAAAATCATGGTGGCCTGTAACGGCGTACGACCGTTCCGCAGCTTCGAGATTGTTGGTGGATGAACCTGCAACAAACGCGCAAGCGCTGCGTCATTGCGGATGTTGTACTCACTCAACAGGTAATCAATAAGATGATCCATAGCTACCTCAAAATGGCACGTCGCTGTCATCAGCCGGTGGTTCTGGCATAGGCTTCGGTGGTGTGGCAGCGTCAGGCTTCTTCCAAGTATTTACCTTGAGAGAGAAGTAGGTGCCGTATTGACCGTCGTTCTGCCAAGCATCCAGCTTCACTAGAATGTCGTCGGAGTCTGTTGCCTCCAGCAGTTCCTTCACATACTGGCGTTCTAACGTCAGACTGCCGTACAGATCCGGCGACTTGGGGTGAAGTTTCTTCTGGCTGTAGTTCAGCCGCCCACTGTTGGGATACTTATTCTCCATCGTTGAATGCCTCCTTGTAGGTGCCGAATGTCTGCGTCAGTTCCTTGTAGGCTGCCGCGTCCTGCTGCTCGACGATCTTGTAGATGTTGGCGTTCGTGCGCCAGATGTCCATCACCTGCTGACGAGACTCTGCCGTGTCAAGCGCTGTAACAGTAGCCTCGACCACGACGGCAAGCCAATCTTCAAAGTTCGTGTCAGGCTGTGCCGAGACCTTGAGCTGCCACTCGCTATCCTTGCCCGATACCTTCTTTGGCACCGCAACTGGAGGCTTCGGCGCTGCTTTAGGAGCCGCTTGCGGCGGCGCAGTCTTTGTTGCTGCGTTACCATCATCATCCTCCGGGGCAATTGAACAGGCCGCCATCAGGCTATAACGGCGGGCATAACTCAAGGCACTCGCAAAACCCTGCGCATCGTGCTTGCTGGCTGGCATGAACAGGCTGCCGCCTGACAGTTGCTCACCCGACTCGTGGATGAACGTGGTGGAAACTTTTACACCAGCCTCATGCTCTTCTGTGAGCTGCATCAGGTAGATGCCGTTGTTGTTAAGTGCGTCAATCACTGCCTCCACGCAGGCCGACAGATCAGCGTAGCGCGAACGGAAGTGTGGGTTGGTACTGGTCTTCAGCGCAGGTCCAAATTCTTTCTGCGCCTTGACGAGTGCGGAAGCGATGGCTTTCATTTGTTCTCCTTATTAGCTGCAATTGGTGGTGCAATTTCCTGCGTAGCAGCAGGTTGTACAAAAGGTGCAGCGACCACGGGCATCACAGTAAGTGTGGCTAGTGCAGCTTGCCCAAACCATGCCAGCGGTGGTCAGCGCCCAGATAGCGATCAGATATTTCATAGATTGTTCTCCTTGCGGTAGTGTTTGTACTGCTCACAGAATGGGGAGACCTGACAGAAACTTTCGCATCTTGTCCTGCCGCCCTGCCTTACCTCGACCTTGTGGTCGGGAAACTTGGTTACTATCAAATGCTCTGCCTCTTCTGCCGTGGCGCATACCTTCTTCGCACGGACGCCGCCGTCTTTCATGATGGCGTAGGTAGTTGGCTTCTCCCACATCTCTTCCGGCGTACACGCTGGCATGGTGCCGCTGACTGCCGAGAAATTAGCCTCGTTGTGCATAGCCAGTCTGTCGCGCACGAATTGCTCGCGTGTCTCGAAGTCCCACAGCGGGATGTCGATGGTGACGATAGGTGCTTGCGGGTAGCTGTCTTTGATGGCCGCTTCTCTGCGGCTCCAATCACGCACGATGCCGATGATCCGCAGGCCGGTGACAGGCGTACTCTTCACGCGCTCGACTAGCCATGCGTACAGGTTGAGCTGATCTACCCACTCTGTCTTTTCCTGCTGCACTACCCAGGCGCTGGTGACTTTGTAATCGCTGATGATGACGCTACCGTCAGCCTGGAATTCTTGCAGGTCGATAGCACCAGAGATGCGCCAGCTATTGAACTGTGTGAACAGCCGCTCTTCGACGATATGATTGTCGTCTTTGCCGTGCTGAAGAATGTTGTGGCAGGCGGATCCGAACAGGGACCACACTTGGTCGGCTGCGTCTACTTCGATCTCGTCGGCATGACGGCGGCGCAGTTGCACTAGCTGCGGTGGAGATAGGATCTCTGTCACGCTGATCTCGCTATCGCCGCGGCTATAAGTAGGCCGCGTGATAACGTTGACGAAGGTCTGTGGCAAGTTGTGCTTGTTGGTTAGTTTCATTTTTTGTCCTCCTGCCCTAAACTGTAGTCCTAGATGTAGGCCATGTCAATAGGTTTATGCAGACAGGAACCATGTGTTGCCAAGCTGGTCAAGTGTAAACGTTTACGCACTCAAATTGACAACATTGCAGGGTAGGCTGGGAGGTGGTATTGTTCTACCACTTTCTTCGCGGAAGTGATTGGCAAGCTGTTGTTGACCCCGGTACCTCCCCTTCCGGGGTTTTTTTTCTGTTGCAAACAATCTCGTCCTGTCCTACACTGTGCGCGTCACTGTGACGGCAGAGACAAAACTGAAGCCCTCAAGCTTTGGTTCTCACCCTTCGGGGAACGTGCCGTCACACGGAGAACCAAGCCTTGAGGGTTTTTTCATTTCCGGCTAGTGACCGCACCGACCGCGTAGCAGAGAGCCTGCATGGGCTGCCGTCGAGAATACACTGGCCGAGGTCTCACCCGCCTGCGAGCCACGCCACCTGTCAGCGAGGGATGGCACAAGAGGGGGAAGCCAGTGGTGATAGACATCTTCCCCATCGAGATAATCGCTGCCTTCTGGGATTGCTAGGATCAGCTCATCATTGCTGGTCTGGGCAGGGAGGATAACCCCGAGTGTGCTCCGCAAGGAGGGGGGCTATCACCCATGGGGAACCTAAACGCTGATGACACAATAGATGCGTGTTGACAAGAACCATGTGTGGTACTATCCTAGATGTAGTGGTACAGTATTCACTAGATATAGGGAGGTTGAGATGACGGATGGGGATGTGATTCGGTTGTTTCACAAGGCTAATCGCTGGGATGTGCGCGGGTTGAAAACCTTCATGCACGACCTGCAACAGTTTGCGGTGGCAGTACAGGAAGAGGAGCGGGAGCGGGCGGCGATGATCTGTCACGCCTGCAAGGATGTTGAATATGCCAGCGAGGAGATTGCTCGCCGGATCATTGGTCAAGCATAAGGAGGAAGAGATGGAAGCAATTTTTGAAAAGATGTTGAAAACCACCCTGTCGAACCTTCGGCAGCTAGAGGGCAAGGGGTATATCACGTACAAGGTCATCTATGGCAAGGAAGAGCATGGCAGCCTGGTTGTAGGCATTCCGAAATCAAAGCGGTCTTCCGCGCTGAACTTGCCGATGGGAACCATGCGCGAGTATGTGATGCCGTGGATTACCGACATGCAGCCGGGTGATTTGGTAGAAATTCCTTTCGGCAAATATCCTGCCGAGAACGTCAGATCTAACGCCTGTGCGTGGGCTTCCGGCAAGTGGGGCAGTGGCACCTACACCTCAACGATCAACCGTAAGTCAGCAGTGGTAGAGCTGTACAGGTATCCGCTTGAAAAGCTACAGGAAAGAACATCATGATCCAATTCCACAGATACCGGCTGCCGCATGAGCCGACAGACTTCGGCATGGATGTCAGTTCGTTAGTCCAGTCCATGACGCGCGGCCTTGCTACGCAGCCGTTGGCAGGCATAGATCAGGTGTTAGAGATGGGCAAGAAGTATGGTCCACGCGACAGGCTGGCTGCTATCGCTGCACGCATGGCGTTCTGGGGTTGCTTCGAGTGGGATGAGATCGACTTCATGCTGCCGGAAGCGTTGCCAGCAAACTTCCTGCTGAAGCAAGAGATCGTAGGGTGCATGGGGTTCGAGCGTGCTAACCGACGGTATTTTATTGAGGAGGATGAGTTCTACCTTTTCTGCGGCTTTGCCCGTGAATGTATAACACCCGGTGGCAGGGCTTTCCACGGCCATGTCAGCTATCAGCCACGCAACAGCGGCCTGTTCTCCATCATTGAAAACATTGTTGCTGCGGCCATTGATGCCGAGTTAAAGGGCTATCGACTGCGGGTCGATCTGTCCGGCAACTGGTGGTCGTATGACGAGCCGTTCGAGGAGATATTTGCCGACGTCTTTGAGTTCACCAAAGGCAATCTGCCGATGCTTCGATTTGAGGATATGCGGGATCGGATGCTGCACCCTACATCGGAAGTGGCAAGCGAGATTGCCTGCCTGAAAGAGGGCTGGTACATGGAAATTAACTTTGCCATCAACCAGTACGTTGACACGGGCTACTCTGCCGAGCCAGATGTCGGCACGATCTTCATGCGTGGTGGGGACAAGCTGCAAACTGAAACCATCATGCCACCTGCTGGCCTGATATGGCGGGAGCTTAACTGGATGAGCCGGTTCGTGCGGCGCAGGCACCTGCTGTCAGATGATCCGACCATCGGCAACATGATCTCAAGCGGTGACCCGACCGTAATAGATCGGTCAGACCAACTCGAGGGCGGGTATCATCATCTGCCCAACCGCAAGCTGTCCTGTATCCCCATCCTTCAGAACTATCTGGCGATGACCGAGGCCAAGGTCAACTTCTCCTGCCCGTCTGCCAACCTGGTTAACGCGGCGCAGTGGAGTCGAGGCGATACAGACAACATGAGCCTTGCCAACCCTGTGTATAGGTACTTGCTGATATGACAGATTGGACTATGCACATACCGCTAGCGGCGGGCGTACTAATCGGGATGGGATTGATGTTGTTAATCGCATTGGTCGCAGTGATAGCTTTTTTCTGGGGAGATTGGGAATGAATTTAAGTTTAGAAAAGATCCGCCTTGATGGCGGCACGCAGTCACGGGTCAAGATCGACGACAACCTAGTCGCCGAGTACGCGGAGATGATGCAGGCGGGTGTCGAATTTCCGCCAGTTGTAGTGTTTTACGACGGTACTGACTACTGGCTTTCCGACGGTTTCCACCGATACCTAGCACGCAAGCGGATCAAAGCGCCGGGTATCAAGACTGATCAGCGCGACGGCACGGTGCGGGACGCAATCCTGTTTGGCATTAGCGCCAACAACAATCACGGCAAGCGGCCAACCAACGAAGACAAGCGCAAAGGCGTGATTACTATCCTGATGGATATTGAATGGCAGGATATGTCTGATCGACAGATCGCCCAGATTTGCGGCGTGTCGCATACCTACGTTGGACAGCTACGCAAAGAGCTGAAGAGCGGCAACGTTGCCACTAAGCAAAAGCCGCGCCAACCCAAGCAGCAGAAGCCTGCCGATCCGGTGGCAGAGTTTGACGAGCGTGAGTTGCAGCGTGAGACCATGCAGGCGGCGGTCAATCAGTTGCGCGAAGAGAACGAGAGCTTGCAGGACAAGTTAGCTGTTGCTATGGCGGCAAGTACAGATGACATACAGAAAGAAAAAGCAGAGTCAGTCATCAAAGATTTACGCGCACAAATTCGTATGCTTGAAATAG